GAGGTCTCGGTTTCAAAGATCTCTTTGTGCTCTTCGCCGTACTTTTTGTACTCAAGACCAAACAATGCGTTTAGTCCCGGCAGGAGTTCTTTTAGTAGTTGGGAACGTGAAATAGCCATGATTTAGTCTCCTTATACGCCAAGCGAGTTGGTGTAGGAATGAACGCCGACGTTGAGCTTAACGATAAACTCAGGATAGTCGTCACCAGTGGTTCCGGCAACTACGTCAACAATACGAACTGCGAGCGAACCAGTAGCAGCAATGCCAGCACCGTTAGTGCCAACAGCCAGACGAACACCAGCGTTTCCAGTGGTCGTGCTACCAGCCGTACCGAAGTTGAGAGCAGCGTTCTTACCGATTGCGCCGGGCCAGCCAGAGCCGTCCGTACCAGAGTTAAACGTACCAAGAGCCTCAGTACCTTGAATCTGGAAGAGTGCATCGGGGTCATCCATCACGCGAACCCAAACGTCCGTGTATCCACCAGTGATGGTGTTAGCGGGCAAGTACTGAGCAAACTGCTGCTGCTTCAGAACAGGGTCAACGAAACGTGCGCCAACGCAAACGCCAACAATGCCGGGGGTACCAGCAGTAGCGTTACCAGCAACGGCGGGGAGAAGGTTAGCAACAGGGGTAGTACCAACAGCCGAAGGCAAGCCTGCGGAGCTAAGCACAACCAAGTCACCGTTAAAAATAGCAGCAGAGTTATTCGCAGCAACTTTAAATTCACGAATAACACCACCATTGAAAGCCTGACCGCCAATCAAATTGATCGGACGTAGGCCGTAAGGGGCATTAGTAGCGGACATTTTCCACCTCCAAAAAATTAAGAGCCTTTACCGAAAGTGACCTTCGTCTTTCGCTCACTAAATAGCGGCATACGAGGATCATTTTCACGCATGAAGTTGTTGTCAACAGAGTTAATTTGAGCTTCAGCTTGCTGCTGATAGTGGTCATTTCGCTCGTTAACCATCTCAACTGGGGCTTTGCAAAGCATCAAACCGCCGATCACCACATTGTCCTTAAACCGGTCGTTTTCAACCGTAAACATTTGGATCTCGGGATGGTCAGTTGCTCTGACAGGTTCCCAACCTTCACGAAGCTTAGAAGAAACATTAATAGGATCTGCTTCACCGCGAGTCGAAACTCGCACCCAGTGATACGTAAAACCCTCTTGGGGCTTAGGCGTAGGCAGTAACTCTGGACGTACCCAAGCGCGTTTGCGCGAAACCTTCTCACGGGTACTAAGCTCACGATCAATGCGGTTTTCAGCCATTTTGTTTCCTCATTTCTTCAGCAACTTGTTTAGCGTAAAGTTCCAAAGGAACTCCTAGTTTTTTAGCAAGAGCCACTTGGGTCTCCGTCAAGCGAACCTTTTTAGGCGCAGTGCTTCGGGTAGCCGGTGCAACAACTGACTTGCGTTTCGGCTTATCTTCTGCTTCTGTTTCCTCAAACTGTTCTGGAAATACTTGGCGCATACGAGAATTAATCTTCTCGTAGTATTCATCACTCTTAGGATCGACGCCTTGCTTAACCAGTTTATTGTGCAGCCCAAGGGCGAAGCTGGTCATCTCGTCGTCAGTCCCGAACCACTTGTTCTCTTTAGCCCACTCATGCGCCCTAGAATCAACAGGCACTTGCTCGGCTTCAGAGTCCTTGCTTTGTTCTGATTGGGGTTTTACATCAGTTTCTTTATCTTGTAAAGGAGGGAGTTTAAAATTAGAAACCCGGTCTGCTTTGAGCTTTGCAGATGTAAGTGCTTCCTGTGCAGACACGACCGCATCGGAATCCCCAGACTCGTACGCCTCTTTATACTTGCGTTTAGCCTGCTCCAGCTCCACAGCAACAGCTTTTTTAGCCTGTTCTAGCAGTGCTTCTTGGTTTTTGCTTACCGTACCCTTGAGTTTTTTGTTCTCCTCAACCAGCGTTTTAGCTAGTCTAAGAGCTTCTTCCCGCTCGCGTTGCGCAGCTTCTTTTGCACGTCGCTCGTCGTGGTAGCCCTTACTAAACTTCTGAAGGCGCTTTTTAACTTTTTCAGAATAGTTTTCAAGTTCCTCGTCGGTTACGTCTTCTGGAGGATCAGAGGGTTTGCGGTTACGGTCTTCTGGAGGAACGTCACTTACAACTTCAACCTCAATTTCTTCCTCGTCTACTTCGACTTCTTTGGAAGCTTTAGGTTTCTTTTCTTCTGCTTCATCGGGGAATTCAAATTCCACCTTTTCCATCTCAGCCATTTATAGCTCCTTTATGCACGTGAAACGCCACGGGGGTCAGATACGATTGCCTCAATAGAGTCGTCATTCATTAGGCGATACTCAACGCCAGCAACCCTAAACCGAGTGCCAGTATTTGCACGGAACAGAACATAATCTCCAACTTTGCACCAAGGGCCAGAAGGGAACCTGTCTTTATCTGCGTACGCCTGCTCTCCCATATCAAGCACAAGGCCGATAATTGAGAGGATTTTCTCTTCGTGGAGGGTGCGTTCTGCTTTGATAATTCCGTTCTCGAACGACTCTTCTACTTGAGGTAATGCAATAAGCAGGCGATAGCCCACTGGTTTAGGCAACTGTGCTTCCAACTCTTCGTCGGTTACAGCGTCAACAATCTCAGTCATCGTCTTCATCCATAAAGTTTTTAGCGAGGTCTACTACTAAACTCTGCGCGGTCCTTAGACCTCGTATCTGGCCGCACAATTCTTTGTAATCTGCGTAGTCTCCAGCCTTCCCAAAAGCTAAGTGAGTGCTTACTACGTCTATTTCTTCTTGCAGACGGTCTTTTAGAACGTCGAAAACTGTCTTAGCCATTGAAGCCTCCTATGTCTTTAGTTACCTGCATAGCGGCTTTTTTGCGCTCAAGCTCTAGCTTCTGCTTGGCAAGATCAATATCTGCGGCGTCTTTCTCTGCTTTGCGCTGGATATCGGAAGCCTTGACCTTAAGCTCTTCTCTCTGAAGCTGTAGTACTGGGTCTTGGGCCTGTTGCTGTGCTTGCTGTTGAGCCTGTTGCTGCTGATTAATCTGTGTAAGCTGCTGTCCTGCACGTGCAACAAGCCTTGAAAGCTCCACCTCAATTGCTTCAGGCAGGGGCTCGTTGGGGGGTGGCAGGGGTGCTCCAAGCTGCTCTTCAATCTTCTTGCGATACTCAAACGCTGTGTGTTCTGCAATGTGGGCCTGTAATGCACCCATAATCTGCTGCGCTTGTGGGTTCTGTCCGATTGTTTGAGCGATTGTCGGGTCCTGCATAAACGACATGTGGGTTGCAATGTGGGCCGCATGATCCTGATAAATAAAGGCTTTTAGCGGCTTGCCAATCAAAGCAGCCATGTTCTCGCTGACCGGATCTACGGGCTTGGCATCCTCTGCCGTCGGGATAATCTTGTCTACGTTCTTAACCCCAAGCACCTCGATCATCTGCTTGTGCAGCTGCGGTAAGTCATAGATCTGTGGTGCTGACTGGGCTAACTGAATAACCGCTTGGTACTGCACAACCCGCTGAGCCATCGTGCTGCTGTTAGGGTCTGAGACAGGGATAACCTCAACCGTCATGTAATCCTGCTGTCGTGCCCGCATAACTTCAGAGTCAGGGAAGTACGCATATTCCGTAGGGGCAAACTCAGCAATGATGTTCTTTAGGAGCTTAAACTCCTGTTTCATCGCATAGTGCACCCGAGCCTGAACCGCCGCCATCGGCTTTAGAGTTCTTTCCAGCAAGGCTAGGGTTGTCCCTACTGGCGCCTGTGCGCTCATGTCACTAATCTTAATATCACTAATAGCGCCTAGCCTGCGACCCTCATCGGTGATCTGATTAAGCAACGCAAGCAATACCTGACTTGGCTCTTTGTAAGGCAGTGTCATGATGTTGTCTTTGATCGCACCCGATGGCACGTCCACATCCCTAAACTCGCCCGGACTGATGGGGGTGTCGTCCCCCTTGATCCTCAGACCTCTAGACTTCAAGCCTCCCGGCAGGTTACTCAGTGTCCCTGCGTCCACAAGCTGTCTGATAAGTGACGTACCTGCACGGGCGTAGCCGCCGATAATGTGGATAAGTCCAAGCCCGTAGAAGCCAAAGCCCGGTACATATACGTAATGCACAAAATGGTTGCGCTTTAACATCAGCTCATCGTCAGGGTTCCAGTTGCGCCTGACCGACAGAACCTTCTCAGTTCCGCGCTCAATAGTCACAACATAAGGCTTAGCCAGCCCATCCTCGTCGTCAAACCCATCAATAATTAGGTCAGCGTGAACTTCGTAGAGTGTGTATCTGTCGTCGTTACTAAGCTCGTAGCCGCCCTCTTCTGCCTTCTTTTTCTCAATGTCAGAGAAGAAACTCTGTGGTTCGCCAAGGTCACAGTCGCAGTAAAAACCATTTGCTTGCAGCTTACGAATTTCGTTTTTTGTCTTACGCATCACATGCGTAACCCGCTCAGCCGACTCAATATGAGAAGCGCCGTAAGGCACAATCACGTCTTCCGCAGGGATATAAATAGCTACTTGGCGGTCCAAGCTGGGGTCGTAATACACCTTCTTAAATGCGGAGCCAGCCAAACCCAAGGAGTAGAGCATGCGCTCATGCTCAGGCCGATACTCAATCATTACCTCAGTCAGCTGGTAGTTCATGTCCTCCTTGACCCGCTCAGCCGCTTCTTCCTTCTCTTTTGTATCTTTGCCAATAATCTTGGTCTTCACAGGACCTGCAGCTGGGAATGTTTCGCTCATAGTCTCGGCCTGAAACCTAATTGCCGCTTCTGCCAGCACCGTAGAGTAGACCCCGCAGGCGTCATCCCAAGGCTCCGTACGCTCTTCGTACTTAAAACCAAGGACTTCTAGCCCTTTAACATATGTATCTGCCCAGTCTTTGCGACCGTTAATATCTGCTTCAACATCCTCAACTAGCTCAGATGCCAGCATAGAAAGCTGGTTTTCATCCATAAATTCGGCTAAGTTTGCGTCAAACTCGACCTCTTGAGCTGCGGTATCCACGTCAACACCAATGGTAATTTCGACGCCGCCGTCTTCAAGCTCCATGATGCTGGTGGGGATACCGACGCCGACCTCAACCTCCAGCGCTTCTTCTTGTTCTTCCCCCTCTGGGGCTTGGTATAATGCCTTGTCAATAGCCATTTTGTGTCCTTAGTAGTAGCCGCCTTTGCGACGTTTGAAGTATCGAATGTCGTCTTTCTGGTCAGAATCCAGACGAATAAATCCACCCTTACGAAATCGCAAAAGGGCTTGCGTCATCGAGTCAACTAGGTCATCATGCTCGCCGGAAGGGAAACTAGCAACCTCTTCTACTAGCTCTTCAGCCCAATGCCTATTAGGGACCCACACCCTTCCAGACGCAAATAAGTCTGAAACAGCGTTTAGACGCGCAATCTTGTCGTTACCTCGGCTAGGACTAAACTCTTGCACTGGGATTCCCATAGCCCTAAGCTCGTAAATTAGGGGCGAACCAGCGGCCTTAGCTTCAACAATTAGCGAGTCAGGCTCCCATTCTTCCCAATTCTCGTACGCCCTTTGTTTAAGTTCAGGAAATTCTAACCTGTCTTTAAAAGCATTTAAAAGTATGATATGCGCATTTCTGTCATCCCCGGTCTCTTCTGGGTAAAAAATACCCCATGTGGTGCAGGCAGAGTAGTCAGCACGCTCGCTTTTTAGGAACGCCGTGTCCCAAGACTGGATGATGTAGTCGCAGTTTGGTGGGTCATCTTTCTCCCAAACCTTCCACCACTCCCGTTTTACGATTGCGGATACCTCAGAAGTGGGGTTTTGCTGGTACTGAGCCATCCATTTAGAGGTTGGCAGCTCTTTTTTCAGTACTTCTAGCTCTTCTACGGGCCAAAACTCAGGCCAAAGTGGGTTTCCAGAGGGCAAAAGTGCCGGAAATTCAATAACCTCCCACTCTTCGCCGCTTCTTTGCACCGAATTCTTGATAATTTGCCCAGTTAGATCCTTTTTTGACCACCGAGTCATCACAATTACGATAGAACCACCCGGTTGCAGACGCTGACGAGGGCCAGATGTGTACCATTCGTAGGTTTTATCGTAGATTTCCGAGTTAGTTTCGGCTAATGTGGCCTCTTGTTCACTGTGCGGGTCGTCAATAATCAGCAGGTCAGCACCCTTACCCGTCACAGCACCGCCCACACCGATAGCAAAGTACTCGCCACCCATATTAGTGTTCCATCGACCGGCTGCTTTTGAGTCTGCCTGCAGTGATGTGCCGGGAAAAACGTCTTTATACGGCTCAGAATCAACTAAGTTACGCACTTTTCTGCCGAAACCGACTGCGAGTTCAGCGGTGTGGGACGTTTGGATGATCTTCTTATTAGGGAACCGGCCCAGAAACCATGCTGGCAGCAGGTAAGACGCAAACTCTGACTTAGTGTGTCGAGGTGGCATATTAATAATTAGGCGTTTGCACTCCCCCGAGGCCACCCTCTCAAATGCACGTGCCATCCTCTTGTGGTGCCGCCCACTAATAAACGAAGGCCACACTCTATTAACGAACTCAAGAAAGTTTTTCTCTGCGCCTTCTTTATTAGCTACATGCTCAAACTCACTTAGCGAGCGATATAGGTCCTGCAGCTGCGACTCTGGAAGGTTAGGCAGCGAGGTTAAGAGGGCTTGTAGCTCCTGCTTACTGAGAGTCTGGTTCTTCGATGCTGGCAGGCTCGTCATCCTCTTCCTCGTCCAGATTTATTGCAGCAAGTTCTGCATCTAGCTCGTCAGTAAATGATTCCACATCTGTTACATCCGAATGCAGCAGCAAGCGGATCTTTTCTCTAATAGCATCTTGCAGTTCGTCGGCTGTCTTGTGCGTAATAACAAGCTCTGACTTTTCTGTGAAAGCACCAACGTCGCTCATTTTACCTAACAACTCTAGAGCTTTTAGTTCGTGTTTAGGGTCACCGCACTGAGATATTTCTATTAGGCGTGTGTGGATTAGGTTGCGAGTCTCTACGGCATTAGCTACTACAGCAGAGCCGTACTCTTTTACGTACTGTGCGAGGGCCAGCACTGTGGCAGGCCGCTTTAATTCTTCTGGGGGCTTGGGCGACTTCTTGTGCTTAGCTACGTCTTCGAAGAGGCGCTTTGCGTTGTCTGCATCCTCATCAGTCATCTCATACGGCATACCGAGCCCGCTAAGCAAGACTGCTGTGTTAGCAGCGATATTTACATTCTCGTGAAAGTCTTTGCCTGTCTCGTCTCTAAACGAATCTGGCAGTGGATGCTCGTTGTCAGGTTTCACAGAAATTATATTCATATAGTAGGCATGGAACCAAAAAAGTAAGGGGGGTGGTTCCAGTATTTTGGGTTATATACAAGTCTTGGAAAATTTGCAAGGGGGAGGGGGTTAAGTTAGTGTTGCAATGC